GAGATTAAACGGTATTGATAATAGCTGTAAGTTACTATTACTTAACGATTTATAGCTGTCAAATTCCCTTCTAAGAATAAGAAGCACGTGTTTCACGTGAAACATATTATATTTTATATTTATATAATATATTTTGTACCCCTCGAAACCTACGGCCTAACGGCCTCGGTTTCTCGGAACTTGAAAGCCGTGGGCAAAATTTTTAATTTAGGTACGGATGCAATACTAACTAGCTGGAATCAGTATCCAGCTTCTACCTCCCCCCCGGAGTCAAATAACTATCTTTTACACAGAAAACCAACTCTCCGAGTGTCGGGTTGTTTATTATTAATTCCTAACGTTTAGGAGGTTTCAATGAAACATGCTCGTATTACCCCAATGGATTATCCGGATGCTAAGGATACATCCTCGTTCAAAGAGATCGACCTCACTGTAGTCGAACTCTGTCAAACTACCAGGTCATTGACCAGTAACCTCAAGAAGATGTCCTACTTAGGCGGCATCAAGCTTGACGGTCAAATCCTCGTAGAGCGAGCCATAGTTCTTGAGCTACTCGAAGAGAAAACTAAGAACCTATCGCTTGCGTCTAAAATAGCAGTCTATGCATCTGCTGGTCAGAAGTATGAGCCTTCAGACGAAGAACTTGCTAATCAGTAACCTACCGGGTAACGCTGTTCCTAGAGTCCTTCTGGGAGCAGTATCCCCTTTTTTTCTACACACTACACGTAAGAGAGAGTGATAGAGAGAGATGTGTTTCGCACTGTACTCTTTTTACGCTCCATAACTACTTGTAAAACATTCTCTCCGAGGGTAGGGATGTTTTCTCGACTTGGCAGAATCGATGACATCTTCTACATCTTACTCACTTCTGCTGGAGATTTAGACCATGGCTAATGGCAATGCAGTAGAAACAAATCATTCACATAGTTTTACAGTGGATGATAGTAAAAACGGTAACTACTCAGATCAAAGGTTTGATTTAGGTAGTGACGGTATTTATTCGGCTAATCCAAAGCCAGCATTAGAAGAAGTAACCCATCCAGAAACAGGTGCAATTATACCTCTAGATGGGAAGTTAATGGCTAGTGTATTACTGAATAAAGAAGCAAAAGTTGCTCTATGCAAAGGTAATAAAGGAATAAAGGTTCAGTATCCTCCTACAGACCAAGAAATTGCTGAAGGTGCAGATCCTAATACACCTGTAACTGTAGCCTTTGTAAATAAAAGCGGTAATCTCAAGATGACAATGTCTGAGTGGGCCGTAATTAAGAAAAATGCTAAGAAGTCTTGCACCAAAGCTGTTATTAATAAGAAAAGCATCAATAACAGGTTCGGAACTCAATTTAGCAAGCTTATTGGCTAAGTAGTACGGGAACAAAATACTGGCGGGTTCTGGGTTACCAGGACTCGTCAGTATTCCTGTATTTTTAGGATGAGTAAGATAGTGAGTGAACATTAACTTAGGAGAAAGATAAATGGGCATGAAAATGAAAGTAACAAAACCTGAAGATCTAGCTAATGGCGATGATGGGTCAAGCTGGCAAGATGATCTATTTAAATTAAGCTGTATTCCACCTGAGTTACTAACAGACCAAGAGTTTAATGCACTTCTTAACAAGATTAAAGCACGTAAACTGCACAAACTAAACGAAGAAGTAAAAAGAATATTCAGTACAAGGATGAGTCTAATAGTTAAAGGAATTTATCAAACAAAACTTTATTGGGAGAAAGTAAACAATGGCAAGACTAGCTAAAAGACAATGGACTAAAAGACGGGCTGAACGGTATGCAAGAAGGCAAGAGAAACTAAGACAGTCTGTTAAACCAAGAAAAAATGGCTTCAGGTAAGCCCATCCAACAGGGTGCATCAATGGAGATTGGTGCATCCGATTGGTTGTAATTAATAACTTTAACTAAAGGAGAAAGTGTCATGAATTTACTTCAATTGTTTATGTTGTTAGGGGGAATTGGCATTACAATCGTATTTATTATGCTGGCCATTAAGCAATACGATGACATGGTAGCTTCAAAAGATAGGGAGATAGAGTTCTTAAAAATGTTAATAAGCCGAGGTTACAGTAATAAACATCAAACAGAGGAGAATTAGATCTATGCCTAGAATAATTGGATACATAGCAAATGCAGTAACTAGAATAATTGTTAGAGAAGCATTTAAGTCATTTTGTAAAGATAATAACATACCCTGTTCAAAATCAGGATCTGTCTTGTCTAAACATATTAAAGCATTTGTTCTTTGGGTTGAGAATATACTACGTGAAGAGGTGTCTGCTGAAGATAGAGAGCCTTTTACTCATGAAAATCAGTTATTTATTGAAAAGCTGAACAGTGAACGAATTACCTTAGCAAATCATTCTGAAGAAGAAACATGGGATGAATTCACAGACAATCTTGCACAACAAGCTGATGAGTATACAATAGAACAGAAAGATAAAATATTAATAAATGCAGAAAAGATACTAACTGGAAAGTCCAATAAAGTAATATCTATTAACCGAGGTTTCTTCAAGGAGAAAGATAATGTGGATACTTCTGATGATAGTGCTTAGTCAACCCTATCAAGTTAACTACATAAAAGTTTTAGGAGATTATCCCAGTAAAGATATATGTTTACAAGATCGAGTAAGGGCATTGGAGATACATGGTAAAGGCAAGTTTGGTCCAGCAAGTTTTGGATGTATAAAAGTCATAGCAGCTAAAAGAAAGGATAATAAATATGAAATGGGTTTTAGGAAAGAATTTGACCTGTAATGAACATGGGGTGCAATACGGAATGCCTATACTGGTTATAGTTCAAGACCCTTTTGGAAGGTGCTTAAAATTTAGTTCTAAATCTAAAGCTGAAGAGTTTATTGAATTTAATTATGACGCATTAAATCATTTTGGTCAGGACATGGTGGGATATGACCATGATGATGAGATACTAATTATCCCAGAAAAAGAAACATTGTAGTTTACTTTTCAACCATTTATAGAGGAAAATAAAATGAAACAAGTATTTGATTACGCAGAAAGAACATTAAGAATGGCTCCACTAATCAAAGAATTATTCGATGAAAAAGAAGTAGAAACAATACCAGGAGATTCTATTGGGCTGATTAAAGCCCTTAAAAGTAAGATTAGAACGCTCGAAGAAAGCACAGAAGCGTTGGAAAACGATGTAGAAAAATTAACAGAAAAGAACTTAATACTGCAATCTGTTGTAGAAACTTACAATGAAGCATTATTTGATGAAGATGGCTCAAGTCTAGATGATTTAGAAAAATTTGATCCGAAGGAGGTAAAGTAATGAAATTATTTGATAATATGTGGCCATGTATTGATAAAGAAGAACCTAAAGCACTTATAACAACTGTAAAAGTATTTATGTTGTTCTTTCTTGTTTATCTTCTAATCCATATGATTATAGCTTTTCCTAAACTAGTTCATGCTTGGGATGGAATGATAGAATTAAATCAAGGATACAGTAGAATATTTAGTCCGCAAGAAGACGTTAAAGTCAATGTTTTCAATGACAATGACTCTAGAAAACTAGTTGAAGACAGTGGTAATCTTAGACCAGGCGGTAAGATAAAAGTTGAAGATTCAGAAGGAACTGTTCATGAGATGGACGTTATAGTTGTCCAAGAAATAGCCGGAGGACCGGTTAAAATACAGGGGTATCTACCATCAACTCAAGAGTATTATGATTTGAACATGAAACTCAGGTAGTTTTAGCCGTTAGTAGTAAACAACCAGTTAGCCTCCTAAGCGATAAGCTTAGGGGGCTTTTCTATTTTAATTAACGAGGAGAGAGTGTTATGTCCAATTCGGATAAACATAATTTAGATCAATATACGATAGAAACTACATGGTCTACTAGGTTAACTGATGACATCATAATGGAAGCCATACAAAATGAAATACCGAGCGAGATGGAGTGCAATATTCTTGATAACATAGCAGAATGTAATACTGATAAGAATAGAACAGACAAAGAAATATTCATAAAATTCTTGTCGTTCATACTAAAAGAGAATACTCCAAAGCCGATCCAAGCAGTAAGTGTACAGCTTGGAAACAGTGCTAAGATTGACTACCCATTAGATGCATTTCATTGGGGACTAACATTACTAAAAGAATGTAGAGATAGTAATTTGTATACAATTGTACCACGTAGAGATACAGCACTAGGTAAAGAAGTATACATTGTCCCTAGATTAATACTAACCAAAGCTGTTAGAGATAGAATAGATAAGCTGCAATATCTACCTCCAATGAAGAAACCACCTATACCATGGAAAAATAATTACAATGGTGGGTGGATGTGGGAAAACAAGCACTTAGTACTTGGATCTCATTTTAATCAACATGATAAACCACTAGCTTATGACGTAATTAATAAACTTCAATCTATCCCTTGGGAAATTGATCCTTCTACGTATCTATTTGAAAAAGATACAAATGAACAACTGAATAGAAATCAATTCCTAAGAGTAATGGATGAATACATAGATAAGCATTTCTATTTTGTATGGAGATATGACAAAAGAGGGAGAAGTTATTCTTCAGGATATGACTTAAACCTGCAAAATAATGAATATGGTAAAGCATTGTTATCTATGCATAAAAAGGAGGTTATTACTCAATTACCTTTCTTATACATTTCTATAGCTAATTTAGCTGGTAAGGATAAATTAACTTGGCAAGAAAGAGTAAATTGGGCAGCTAACCAAGATATCAATGAGATAAAGTGGGAAAAACCTATGTTAGGACGTAAAGCATTAAGGGCTGTTCAAGATGCTGAATGTCAAAAACCTTCTGGGTATACCATGAGTCTAGATGCTACATCTTCTGGTATTCAGATTATGGCAGTAATCTCAGGGTGTCAGAAGACCGCTAAATACGTTAATTGTATAGACCCTAATAAAAGGTATGACCTATATGGGGAAGTGGTTAAAATGATGAATAAGAAGCTTAAACATAAAGTTAAGCGCTTAGAGGTCAAAGAAGCCACAATGACGCATTTCTATAATTCTGAAGCTAGACCTAAAGCAGTGCTTAAAAAAGAAGGACAATTAGAAGCATTCTATGAGGTTGTTAATGGTCTACTACCTGGGGCTGAACAGGTTATGAATACTATAAACAACTGCTGGCAGTCTAATAAAGATCATCACTCATGGATAATGCCCGATGGTCATCAAGTATATATACCTGTAAAAGTTGATGTTAAAGGTACATATACAGATCCGGAATTTGGTAGAATACGAGTAGAATGGGAACAAATAGGGACATCAGATGATTACAGATCACTATGTCCTAATGTGATTCATTCTATTGATGGGTATATAGCAAGAGAAATGGTAAGACGTTGCAAATTTCAATTAGTGCATGTCCATGATTGTTTTCTGTTTCATCCAAACCATTTCTTAGCAGTAAAAGATAATTATAGGAAAATAATGGCTGAAATTGCTAAAAGTGATCTATTTGGTAGTATATTAAGACAAATAATGGGTAGTAGTTCATTAAGAGTTAAAAGGAAAAACAATACATTAGATTCATTTATTGTTAACAGTGAGTACATGCTATCATGAGTCTCCTCGAGAATATGTATAGGGTTTATGGCCTATGCATATTTTCTTAACATAGGGGGTGTCAGAATCGGTTGGGGATTGACCGATTTTGGCACCCTCTTTTTTTTTCAATACTTAAGATTATAGTGTTAAACTCACTTAATCAAACTATAAACTAGGAGCTGTTTAATGTCATATTTTGTAGTAAAATCTTGTGAAATGCGAGCTTGTCAGCATTGGAGGATTGATAATAAATGCATTAAACATAAGCAACCAATTGAAAAAAATATCGAATATTGCATGAATTTACATAACAGTAAAATTTGTCAAGTACGAGAACAGCTTAATAATTATAGGTTAAAAAAATTATTGGAGGATAAAGTATGAGATTAGGTCAATGGGATTTAAAAGAAATCACAGATAAAATATTAAAAGATCTATATGGAACTAAAGAAACTCAATTTAAAGAAAAAGGTAGTGAGTTTGCAAGAAAAAATAGAGAGCTATGGCTAGCACAATTTAAAGATAGGTTAGATAGTATTCCTGATGACATGATCACTAAGTATAAAGAATATGTTTTAAGTATCGCATATCCTTGGGGGATAGACGAAAAGAGCAAATTAGGCTATGGAGTAACTCCACCTCCTGATGAAGTTCGTGTTCAATGGAGCTTTCAAAGTGAAACAGATATTATAAATCCTGTAGAATCAAACAGATCTTATTTATCTCCTAAACCCCAAAAACCGCATGAAGATCTTAAAGAAGATATAGGAAAGCTTTGTGAACAAATATTGGAAGTACAAAAAGAAAAGATGGAAACAAAGCAATTTTTACAGTCTACTACTGAACAATTTAAAGGATCTCAAAAATTAAGGGAAATTTGGCCAGCCGCATTCCATAAATATCTACCTGTAGAACCTCCAAGAGCTAAAAGAAAAAAGAAAGCAGAAGACCCAGAGCTTCCAAGTGTCCCAAGTGCTTTAAAAAATAGACTAACAACTAATTTAATAGAGGGGAGCAACTAATGTACGAAATAAATGCATGGCAATTACGAAAAGCATTAATTAGAGATTTTAAAGCTGGAATAACTGCTATGGTAGCTTCTAGCCCAGGCATGGGTAAATCTGATATTATTCGTGATATTGCTAAAACATTTGATCTTAAAGTAATAGATCTACGGGTATCGCAATGTGAACCTGTAGATATGCAGGGGTATCCTGGAGTTATTGAGAATGGCGCTAATATGAAAAGAATGACATTCCATGTTCCAGAATATTTTCCAATCGAGTCAGATAAAATACCAGAAGGATACAAAGGCTGGTTATTATTTTTGGATGAATTTAATTCAGGAAATAAGCAAACAGAAGCAGCTGCGTATAAGTTAATTTTAGATAAGGAAGCATATAAACGTAAGCTACATCCAAGATGTTTGATTGTTGCAGCAGGCAATCTAGTTACCGATAGAGCTATTGTAAGTACTCAAAGTACTGCTACTACATCCAGATTACATCATTATCGGATGAAAATAGACCATAAGGTATGGTTAGATTGGGCAAATAAGAATGATATTGACCAAAGAATCATATCTTTAATTAAATTTAAACCAGAAATTTTACATAAATTTGACCCAGCAACCAATGAGCTAACATTTCCTTGTCCACGTACTTGGGCATTTGCTTCAAAAGTAATTAAAAACCAAGAAATAGATGATATTAATCAGATTAGATTAGCTGGAACTATTGGAGAAGGAGCATCTGTAGAATTAACTACTTATGCTAAAATCTATAAAAATTTACCTACCATAGAACAAATATTAGCTGATCCAAAAGCAGGCTGGAAAGTACCTAGAGAACCTAGTGAAAAATATGCAGTTACAACCTTATTAGCACATAATTGTACACCAGATAATATAGAAACAATTGTAACTGCAAATACAAGACTATCTAGTGATTTCCAAGTAATAACATTAAGAGATATTTATAAACGAAATCCAGAGTCAATAAATCATGATGCAATTAAGAATTGGGTGGCAAACAATTCAGCAGACCTATTTGATTGATGGCGGGGTGTAGGTATTCATATCCTGGGCCTACCGATGCTGTCAGGATACTTAGGGTCTACTCTGCATAGACCTTAAGTATCCGAATATTAAGGAGAACAAAATGGATGACGATTTAGAGGGAAAATTACTAAAAGCAAAAGTAGAACTAATGACTAGATCAGCTTTTATATCTACTATTGCTCTAAGTATAGAACATGTATTTACAGATAAATGCAGAACTGCGGATGTTAATGGAACTCGAATTAGATATAACCCAGATTTTGTACGAAAACAAACTACTCCTCAATTTGCTGGGTTAATAGCACATGAGTGCTGGCATATTGCATTTCAACATTTAGCTCGTAGAGGTAAAAAAGATCCTATTATTTGGAATTGTGCAGGTGATTACATAATTAATTACATGCTCACCAAAGCAGGTTTTGAGATTCCTACAGGAGGTTTATACGATAAAAAATATGATGATCAATGGACTACTGATTCAGTTTATGACGAATTAATAGCAAATAGCGTAGAGTTTGATTCTAATGACTTAATGTTAGATCTGATAGAAGGGGGTTCCGGATCAGCAGATGGTGAAGAAGGTTTAGGTAAGGGAGGTGGAGATAACGAATTAAGTAAGAATTCAGCCATAACTAACATAATTGTTAGAGCTAGAACTCAAGCTCAAATGGCTGGAAAAGCTAAAGGTGAGATACCGGCTGAAATTCACAGACAACTCGAAGAACTGTTAAATCCAAAATTACCATGGCCAGTTATATTACATAGATTTTTAGATCAAAAAGTTAGAGAAGAATATTCATGGATGAGAAGAAATCGTAGATATTCAGATGATTACATGCCAAGTCTTTATAGTAATAGTTTAGGGCATCTAACATTCGCAATTGATACAAGTGGCAGTATAGAAGATGAAGAATTACAGGAAATGCTTAGTGAGATTAAAGGAATTCAACAGGTTTTTAAACCTACTAAAATGACTATCATTGATTGTGATTCTGAAATACATGCAATTCATGAAATATCTGCGGGTACAGACATATTATCTTTAAAATTTCACGGAGGAGGTGGAACATCATTTACACCAGTATTAGAACATGTCAAAAAACATCCAACACAAGCTCTAATTTATTTTACAGATTTATACGGGGAAGAAACATTAGACCCAGTTGATTATCCTATTTTATGGATATGTACCTCAGATCACACTCCAGCATCTATAGGAGAAACCGTTTATGTCAATAACTACTGTCATTCTACTTAAAGAGACAGCAATTAGAAATACAGAAATCAGTAATTATTATTTAGACCCATTAGATAAATTAGGTATTACAAAAGAATCAATTTTAGTTTTACCTCTTTTATATAATAACCCAACAAAAATAGTAGCTAAAACTGCTAAAGCATATTTAGATAAGTTAATACATAAAATTCCAGAAAGTACATCTAGATTAATTATCGCAGATAGTAATTATTTTAAATTTATTACTAAAAAACTAAAAGTTTCTGATTATTACGGAATAACAGTACCAGGTAGTCATACTGGATATAGTAAATATGCATGTATATATGTTCCTAATTACAAATCATTATTTAAACAACCAGAAAATAGTGCATTAATCGATATTGGATTAAAAGCAATAGTTACTAAAAAAGAAACAGTAATTCATTCTGAACAATACGCATTTATATTAGATGAAGAACAAAAAATATTAGATAGTTTATATAAATATCCTATTTTAGCTGTTGATATAGAAACAACTGGATTAACGCTACAAGATAAGATTATTTCTATTGCCTTTGCATGGAGTAAACATGACGGAGCTGCAATAGACTTATCTACTAATTCCATAGAAAACATAAAAAAGTTTTTTCAAAAATACAAAGGAAAACTTATATTTCATAATGGATTATTTGATGTAAAAATTTTAATACGAACAATCTGGATGCAATCAGCTACAGATTATGCAGGTATGCTTAAAGGATTAGGATATTTTAAAGATTTTGATGACACTATGATATTAACGTATCTAGCTAAAAATTCCACAACTCCTGTATCTTTAGGATTAAAAGAAGTTGCTTTAGATTACGTAGGTAACTACGCCTTAGACGCAGAAAACATTACAAAATATTCTACAAAAGAAATTTTAAAATATAATTTATTAGATGCATTAGCTACGTTTTATGTATGGGAGAAGTATAAAGAAGAAGTAGTATCACGTCCTTATACAAGAATCTTTAAACCAAGTTTATATACCCTTACTAAAATGATGTTAGTAGGATTACCTATGGATTCTTTTCGAGTAAAAGAAGTCCATAATATTTTAAAAGCAAAAGCAAAAATATTAAATGAACAAATACAAGAAAACAAATATGTAAATAATTTTAATTCTATTTTACAAACAGAAGCTTGCAGTAAAGCTAATAGTGTATTAAAAAAATTAGTTAAACCTATTACTGCATTTAAAGATATAACTTTTAATCCAAGTAGTCATCCGCAATTAGCTAAATTATTATTTGAAACTCTGAATTTACCTATCTTAGATAAAACAAAATCAGGAGCGCCTGCTACTACAGCAGACGTATTAAAAGATTTAGCAAATCATACACAAGATCAAGATATTTTAGATCTTCTTAAATATGTTAGAGAACTTGCAGATGTAGAAAAAATTAATGGAACATTTATTAAAGCATTTATGCAAGAAAAAGATTTCCTACATGGAAATTTAAAATTAGGAGGAACTCAATCAGGAAGATTATCAAGTAACTCTCCTAATTTAACAAACTTACCTGCTCATGGTTCTATGGGCAAGTTAGTTAAAAGTTGCATTGTTGCTCCAGATGGTTGGTTATTCGCAGGAGCAGATTTCTCAGCCCTAGAAGAACGGATTGGTGCCATCTTAAGTAAAGACCCTAATAGAATTAAAGTTTACACAGATGGCATGGATGGGCATTCCATGAGAGCGTATAAATATTTTTCAGATCAAATGCCTGATATTACTGAAGCATTAAATAAAGCCGAAACTGCTACTAAATTTTGGATCAATAATAAAGGAGAATATTGTTGTGAATAAACATAGAATTCCATACATGCAGGGCATCTTACATGATCTTAAATATACTTATTCTCAAAAAGTACCATGGTTAACGGCTACAACTGCTGTATTACCTAAAGCACAAATTTGGCACTTACCTATAGAAGCTACCGATTTGTTATTAAATACTATGCCCGATAAAGTTAGTATAAATAATGTAAAATTACCTCATCCATCAGTTTTATTAGAATATCAAATGGATTTAAGTGCTATGAAATTAAGTAAAGATCATATTCCATGTATACATAGAGCAGCTTTTTTAAATGATGTAGGTGATGATTTAAATATAATTTTCTTTTTTAAAGTAAATGAAAAAGGCATAAATGCATGGGCACCTATACCTCCAATTAGTATAGCTTATAAAGATATTTATGATTTAGATTCTTGGTTTCTTTGTCCCAAAAAAGGTTATTTATCTTTGGATATAGGAAAAGTAAAATTTCACCCATCATATAATCAAATGCGGGATGACACAGTAAATATAGTAATGCAAGAAAATCTTATAGATATTCATTGTGTATTATCATTTATACAAATTGCTGCGTGTTCAAATGCAGCATCAATTACAATACCTGTTTCTTCAAAAATATTAAAAACTGCTGCTCGCAGAAATAAATATAGTCCCAGATTTTATAAAGAATTTAATTTAAAAGGTAAAATTCAATCTAAGACTGCAGCATACACTATTAATCGATCTAATCCAGTAACTCCTCATTGGCGTAAAGGGCATATACGTATGCAGCCTACTAAAAAAGGACCAATACGTATATGGATTCACCCTACTATTGTAGGTACAGGAACTCCAGCTGTTAAACCAGTAGAGGTTACTATATGAAAACAATAAGCAAAGAAGAATACATTGCAGGAATAATTAATTCTATTGAGAAAAAATATCCTGAACTAAGAAGGAAGTCTAAAGGACCTACCTTTGCTCTACAATACATGGGTACGGCTCATACTTTACATAAAAGAACCGGATTTCCTAAAGATCAGGCTAAACAAATTTATGATGCTTTTCATGAATTATATAAAGTATCTGGTGATTTTAATAACCAAAATAAATTATTTATGGAAAAACATGGTTATGTAGAATGTGCATTTGGATTAAAATTAAGAACTCCAATTATATCTCAATGTATTCTAGGTAATTCAAGTACTCCATATGAAGCTGATAAAGAAGCCAGGAGTGCAAATAACGCTATCACTCAATCATGGGGAATGTTGTTAAACAGAGCTATGAATGCAACTAACTCACGAATAGAACAATGTGGGCTTGGTATGGATATACTACCTTGTAATATGATCCATGATGCAGGTTACTTCATAGTTCGTGAAGAACTTGAATGTATTAAGTTTTTAAATGATGTCTTAATAGAAGAAATGGAATGGAATGATGATAAAGCTATTCGATCTACAGATGTTCCTATGAAAGCATCACTAGAAATTGGTAAATCATGGGATACATTAGTCCCATTAACAAATAATGCAACAATGGAGGAAATTCAAAGTGTCATTAAAATTCACAGCAGATCAAGTAAAAGCTATTAACGGAATTTGTAAAACATTACTTAATGCAAAACCAAATTCTCATGCAATAGCTGTATTAACAGGGCCTGCTGGAACAGGAAAAACCACTATAGTTAAAGAAATTATCGATAGAATAGAGCAAACCTCTATGGTTACACATATTGAATTATGTGCAACTACGCATAGAGCTGCACAAGTATTAAAAAATATAGTTGGAAGACCTGTTTACACGGGCCATGCTCTATTTAAATTACGACCAACTGTAACTAAAAATGGAAAAGAAAGTTTAAAAAAAGTTGGAATTTGTGACGTAGCTTTAAATTCAATTGTAATAATTGATGAAGCATCTATGATTGGCAATAAATTTTTAGAAGCTATTGTTGATGTAGTTAAAGAACGTAATCTCAAATTATTATTTGTAGGTGATCCATTTCAATTACCACCGCCAACTGATAGATGTTGTATTTTTGATGGTTCATTAGCAACATTTCCGTTAGAAACAGTACATCGGCAAGCATTAGGCAATCCAATTTTAGCTAAAGCAACTGAATACAGAGAATTTATGCAAGGAGGTGCAGAACCCATTTTAGAAACTAGTTTAACTAAAGAAGGAAAAGGTATTCATATTTTACCGCATAAAGAATTTGTTTCTAGATTTGTAAAAAAATATATGGGTTATAAAACTGGTGCAGAAGTTGATATACCAATGTGTACTTATACAAATGCTTCAGCAATCAATTATAATAGTATGATCCGCAAAGCAGCTTATTTTCTAGAAGGAACAATAGCACCTTTTTATACAGGTGAAAGATTAATTGCTAATAGTGTAGTTATGGAAGGTGAACGAACAGTTTTAACCAATAATGAAATAGTTCATGTGATGAACTATGAAGAAACAGAACAATTTGATATACCTGGCTATTTAGTTACTCTTAAAGGAGAATTTAATAGATATACAAAAACAGATATTAAGTATGTTTTTAGTCCAAAATCTAAAGCTATAGCTGATAAAAAATTATTAGAATATAAAAATTTAGCTATACATAGTAGTTCTAGCGCAGAATGGACTAACTACTATAGTATTAAAAATACACTAGCAGATTTACGTCCTCCATTTGCCGGAACAACTCACAAAGCCCAAGGAGGAACATTTCCGGCTGTATTCATAGACAGAACTAACATAAATAAATGTCGTAATCCTTCAATAAGGGCACGACTATTTTATGTAGCTCTAACTAGAGCTAGTGATAACGTTTATATCAATAGTTAGGAGGAATAATGGGCTATTTTTCAGAACTACATCACATATTAGAAGAAGAAAAAAAGCAACATGATGAACCTAGTGACGAGGAGATATGCTTTGTTATGTCTGAGCAAGAGCTACAGAGATCTAAGTATCTATGTATAGGAAATAAAGAAGTGAAAGCTCAATGGCTTCCTAGATGGTATGGAGTACCGCATACAGAATGTACTTTTACAAATGAGTATGAACCAGCTACTGCTTTACATCCTGATGCTATTAAACAAAGTAACATAATTCGACTACCAGTATTACCTAAAGGAAGTAACTATAAACAAAAACTAAAAGAAATTAAAACAGAAAGGTTAATAACTTATGGCAATGACATACGGTAGTATTGATAAATCAAATAATAAAGTAATTATAATTGAAGTTGAAAGCGGATGCGTAATTAATGTATCTGGTATGCCTCAAGGTTATACATATGAAATTAAAGATCATGATGTTGATGAAGAGGAGGAGGAATAATGGCATTTGAATATACAAATAAAACTAAATTAGCACTCCCTTTAGCTGTATTTTTAACTCATGATCAATATGATTATGATGATAGATCTAATGTAATTAGTACTACTAGTTTTATTAGACCATTAAGACAGATATTGCTAAATCTTCAAAATCCTGATGCTAAAAAACAAGTAGATGTAACAGATTTGATTTCTTCTCGTATAGGTAATGCTATACATACAGCTTGCGAGAAAGCATGGTCAGATCGTAATAATGTACTAAATGCATTAGAAGCATCTGGAGCTAATACAGATATTATAGATAAAATAGTAGTTAACCCTGAAGAATTACATACAGGTCAAATACCAGTTTATATTGAACAACGAGTAGAAAAAGAATTGGATGGAGTAGTTATTTCAGGGAAGTATGACCTAGTTTTAGATGGAACACTTAATGATTATAAATCTACAAGTGTATGGTCATATGTTAACGATAGTAGTAAAGATTCCTATATTAAACAAGGAAGTATTTACAGATGGCTAAGCCCAGATAAAATAACTGATGATGTTATGAACATTAATTATATTTTTACTGATTGGCAACAAGCACAAACTAAATCAGGTAAAACAAATTATCCTCCATTTAGAGCTGCAACTCGACAATATCCATTATGGAGTATTGAAGATACAGAAATATGGATACAGAAACGATTACAACAAATTAAACATTATCAACCATTACCACAAGATCAATTACCTAGATGTACCCCAGAAGAATTATGGGCTGAAACTATTTATAAATATTACAAAAATCCAAATAAAACTACTAGATCAACAGGTAATTTTAAAACTATGGACGAAGCATTAATCAAACAAGCTGAATGTCATGGAGAAGGTGTAATTAAAAAAGTTACACAATCGCCTAAAGCTTGTAGATATTGCAATGTTGTAGAAATTTGTGAACAAGCTAAAGAGCTTATAGAACAAGGAACATTATTATTATGATTTCACACATTAAAATTTACAATGGAAATGGAGAATTACAAAAAGAAATTAGTAAAGAAGAAGCAAAAAAATTGTATAATGATAATAACAAAGATGCATGGGATTTATCTCCTACCGAGAGAAAACGTTGGCATAGTTTAACTGCTGAAGACACCATTCCTTACGAGCGTAAAGGGATTCGACCTTGGATTAAACGAACTTATAAAAAACAAATACCAAAACATAAAATTAAATGCGAAATATGTAAAAAAACAGTAATCATGGTTAGTCCTCGTGCTAAAACCTGTAGTAGATCTTGTTTTAATAAACGTCATCATAAAAATAGACGTAGTTGACGCATCTATAGCCTAGCTCTGATAGGCAAAAGTGTTGATTGTGTTGAAGAAAAAGAATGCCTTACGCAGCTATAGGTGCGTTTTATTTACTATCTATACTTAACTATGAGGTGTTGAAATGCGACCTTTACAAGAAGAAATACTTAAATGTAAAGCACTTATTTCCCAACTTATTATTACTAACTATAGTCAGAAACAATACGAAGAAAAGGTATACGAAATTTTTAATACAGTATTTGTTAATTATTTTGATACTAAATGTCCAGATAAAATAGAACCACAAACTACTTATCTTCCAGAAAAAGCTCGTAAAGTACTTAATGCAAAATATGGATTAGGCAGATCAGAAAATTAATCAACTAAGCCCTTGTAACTCAGTTGGTAGAGTGTTTGATTACCATATCAAAGGTCGGCAGTTCGATTCTGTCCAAGGGCATATGGAGGTTTAAATGAAATTAAATGATGAGATGAAAACAGAAATTAAAAAAATTACAAGTAAGATAATACCAAAAATAAAAAGAAAACATGGCGAATTCCAGATGAATTTAGGAAGCTTAATTAAAGCATTAAGCAAAGAACGTACAGGACTACCTGTATATATTGAATTCCCCGCTATGACATTTGGTAGTCCAGGTGTTCCACATAGTTATTATGGGTATCATTCTGATTTAGCATTTGAACCGACAACTAAATCTATAACAGTATCTGAATTTTTAGAAATTTGTGAGCATTGCATAGGTAAATCATTAGTAGCTCCAGATGATTCTCATGGAGGATTTTATCGAGATTATACTATGCAAGCTACAACTCCATGTTGGATATCAAAATTAGATAGTGCTAGTAATCTAGGTATTGTTGATGTTGTATCAACGGTTGATAGTGTTACTTTAAAAACAAAAGAAATAAAGGAAGAGGAGGATTCCGATGTCAGGTAATAGTTATGATGGTGAATGTTACAAGTGCGGAGGCACTATGTATATGTATGACGATCATAAGCCACACGCATATGTTTCTGGTGAGTGCCTAGAGTGTGGCTTTTCATACTGGACAAAAGAAGAGCAGTTAACTTTAGACGATGTAAATGATATGCGGGTTAATATCTATGAGTTAGAACCACTTGATAAATTAGAAGAGCAGTTAAATAAGGAGGCTTCCAATGCCACTAAGTAATCAACAACAATTAGAATATGTAAGAACCTACTTACATAGCTTACAAGCTAAAGATATAGAAGCTGGTGAAGAAGACGATATAGAACTTTCAGTAGCTGTTCATTTTTTAGAAGAAGTAGCAGAAACAGTAGCTAATATTGATTTCAAGGAGACTAAGGAATGAAATTTAAGAACTTACTAATTGGTAAACAATTTGTATGGAAAGGAGACTTATATATCAAATTAAAAAATCCTGCAACTGAACCTTGCCAATGGTCTAGTACAGGTACTCGTTCATTAAATGCTGTTAAACTATCTGGTTATTCTACGGGAAAATTATGTGGATTTAATGCTAAAAGTTCCAATAATGACTTTACTCAAATAAAAAATTAAAGTTGCTAATAAGAAAGGAATAAGTAAATGGACGATCATGAAATGACCGATGAACAGATCTTGGAAGATAGAGAGTCTAAATATGGTCCACCTGTACATTGTTTTGAAACATGGGCAATTATGTGTGAAGCTTTAAATCAATATGCTAAAGCATCAGGAAATATAAATCTTGCTCATCTATATGCATTAAAAATGGATTTATTAAAAATAGTACGATCTGCTTGGAATCCGACTATTTCAGATAACTACAAAGATGGAAGAAACTACTGCACAATAGCTCAAAAATGTAGTGAGGTAAAAAATGACTAATTTAGATAAACTTGAATTTATTCATCAAGTTATACAAGACGCAATTCAAATAGAATTAAGATTAACCCGATGTGGCAGTAGGCTTGATTCGTTACATATAGCTTCACAATATTTAGACGATTTTAAACAAGGAGAGAAAGAGGCTAATAACAATGAGCAATAAAAAATATCATCCTTTTGCTGAAAGTATTGTCGATATTCTTGTTAGAAAAGTAAACAATGATAATCGACATTTTTTTCGTATTTTAACGGCATATTACTTATCAAAAATAGCATCAATGATGCGTTGTAGTATTCAAACTAATGATAGAGATTTAATTCCAGTAAATACATACGTGTTAAATCTAATGGTATCAGGTACTGGTAAAGGACATTCTACTAATATACTAGAACGAGAATTTGTTTCATATTTTAGAAAAGAATTTTTAAATAATATTTTTCCTAGAAAAGCTCAAGAAAATATGGAGCATTTAGCACAAGAAAGAGCTAACAGGCAGATTAGTTTAGGCCGGAGTCTAAAAACCTATTCTGAAGAATATACAGATCAATTTGATAGCATACAAAAACATTTTAATAGTTTAGGTGAATTAGCTTTTAGTTTCGATAGTGGAACAGCACCAGCCGTTAAGCAAATGCGAGAGAAACTCCTACTAGCTTCTGCGGGATCTATGAATTTAGAGCTAGACGAAGTTGGTTCTAACTTATCTGCTAATGTGGATGTATTAAATGCTTTTTTAGAACTATACGATGTAGGATTAATTAAACAAAAATTAATTAAAAATACACAAGAAAACATTAGAGCTGAGGAGTTGCCAGGTCATACTCCAACTAATCTCATGATGTTTGGTACTCCTACTAAGTTATTGGATGGAGGAAAAGTTGAAGAAGAATTTAAATTATTCTTAGAAACTGGATATGCTAGACGATTATTATTTGGATATACAATCGATAGTCATAGAACTAAATATAGTTCTGCTGAAGAACGATATCAACAAATGATTGATCAGAAATTAGCAAATGAAATAGTTTCAATACAAAGAACATTTTCTAATTTTGCAAAAAGACAGTTTAATCCAATTTTATCTATGTCTGAAGCAAATCATATTCATTTAATTGAATACCAAATGAAATGTGAAGAAGAAGCAGATAACTTTAAAGAACATCAAACTATTCATAAAGCTGAGATGGTTCATAGATACTACAAAGCTTTAAAATTAGCGGGAGCATATGCGTTTTCTGATAATGTAACAGATATTACTGAAGACCATTTAGATTACGCTATTAGTCTTGTAGAAGATTCAGGTATAGCTTTTAGTCGATTAATGCGTAAACAAGGACCATATGAAAGATTAGCTCATTACTTAGCTGATTGTGATAATGAAGTTACTCAACATGAATTAATGGAGGAATTGCCTTTCTATAAAGGAAGTGAAACTCAAAGAGATGAACTAATGAATCTAGCTATGTCCTTTGGATATAGAAACAACATAATTATTAAAAAAAGGCTACTAGATAAGATTGCATTTTTTAAAGGGGAGACACTAATAGAAACCGATTTAGAAAAAATAAACGTTAGTGTTAGTACAGATATAGCTCAGGGATATAAATTGGAAAATCCACCATTTAATTTATTACATAAGTTAACTACTGCAAGTGGTTATCATTATACAAGTCACGCTTTTATTGGGGAACACCGAAAAAGTGAGAACGTTATTGCAGGATTTGATTTAATTATATTGGATTGTGATGGAGATGCTAGTATTTCTACAGTTAAGCTACTGTTAGAAGATTATAAATTTTTAATCTCTACCACTAAAAGACATACTCAAGAACTAAATAGATTTAGATTAATTCTTCCTATATCCCATAAAATTAAGCTGACTGCACACGACTACTCTAGATTCATGACTAATGTTTTTGAATGGTTACCTTTTCCAGTAGACCGAGCAGCTAAAGATATAGCTAGAAAATGGGCTTCTAATCCAGGCCATTATGAATATAACGATGGAAAAGTTATAGATGCTACAATGTTTATACCTGAAACAAAACGATCTGATGAGACTAAAGCGCAAATTACCGCTACAGGTGTAGGACGTATAGAACGATGGTTTATAACACATACTACTACTGGTAATAGAGCTAGCCATCTTTATCGTTACGGTATGGTTTTAATTGACGCTAAATTGTCATTAAGAGAAATTGTAGAAAAATTAGAAGAATTTAATAATGGGTTAGAGACTCCATTACCAGAAGAACAATTTAGAAATAGTACTCTTAAATCAATTAGTAAAGAATTTTTAAAAAAGGAAGGGACAATTTAACTGGAGAAGTTTCATGAAAAAATTACAAATACAAGTAGTCCGAAGAACTAAAAGCATACTTCATGCTGTAGAAACACAGGATTTAATACAACTCCTACGTGATGCCAAAATAGAAGAAATTATCCCAAGAGAAGACCTAGATGCTTTAGCAGGCGGGGATACAAGAGGAAGCGGAGATAAACACAAATATTTAAAAAAAGCTAGAGATTATGTATTTGAAAATGACAATATAAAGTTTACTGCTGTACAACTTATTGGAATTAGACGAATGACCAGTGAAGAAATGCAAGATAAAGTAGATAGAAATCGAGAGAATAGGAATAAAAATGTTCGGTATGATCGGCACACTATAGAAAATTGTGTGGATACTTCTACATTATCGGCTGATAGAAAGGTCCATCGTAAAGCACAAATACTAAGTCTTAAAGGCCAAGATATTATGAGTAGAACAAATATATTTCATGCTCAATTAGCTGAAGTAAAAAATAAAACTAAACGTATAGCATTAAAAAGTAAAGAAGGACATGAATATTTAAAATTATTAAAGAAAGCTATATTAGAGGAGGAACAATGAGTAACAATCATTTAGTTCTAGTAACAGGTAAATCTGCATCAGGCAAAAGTGCTAGTTTAATGTCCATGGACAAACCAGAAGGAGTTATGTATTTAAATTGTGAAAATGGTAAGAAATTGCCGTTTAAAAGTAAATTTAAAGAATACACAATTACTGATCCAGCACAAGTATATGAAGCATTTAATGAAGCAGAAACTAATACAAAATTAAAAAATATCCATACAATAGCTATTGATAGTCTAACGTATTTAATGGATATGTATGAAACTACTAAGATTGTATCAGCTACAAATACTATGAAAGCTTGGAGTGATTACTACCAATACATGCGAATGCTCATGTCTCAAGTAGTAGCTAAATCAACGAAAAATGTGGTCTTTTTAGCACATAGTTCTGATGTGCAAAATGAAATGGAAAATGTTGTAGAAACGAAAGTAATGGTAAAAGGTGCTTTAAAAAATATAGGAATAGAAAGCTTCTTTACTACTGTTGTATCTACTAAAAAAATATCATTAGATAAAGTTAATGAAGATAATGCCAAATCTCCATTGTATACAGTTACTGATGAAGAAGAAGACTTAGGATTTAAGTATGTGTTTCAAACACGAATAACTAAAGACACCATTACTGAGCGTATGAGAGGGCCTATGGGAATGTGGGCTAAAAATGAAACTTATATTGATAATAATTTACAACATGTAATTAATAAACTTCATGAACATTATAAATAAGGAGAAATATGAGTCATCCAGGAAATGATGAGCGTATAGATAATAAACGAGATAACGGTACATTAAGTGAAAAATCATTAAATTTAGTAGATAAGATGGTTTTTACGGCTGTAGAAATGGGTATTGGTGCTGTACAAGAAATAGCCGCCAAAACTCTATCAACAAAGCCTGGTTTATCTTTAAAAGAATTTACTAAGATATTAGATGATTATCTTATGAAACAACAAGAATTGCATAACCAGCAATTAAATAAATAACCCTAATCACCTAGCCATGGTGATGCTCCGATGGTACTTGTGTAGCGAACAAGCTAAGTAACGAATTGCGTAAGAAAAAGCCATAAACTTTTAACTTTAAAATAAGGAAAAAATATATGTCAAATGAATGGGAATTGCCAAGTGACGTAGAAAGCCAATCCATTGAACGTTTAGGTGGTGGAGGTTTTGCATGGGAATCTGGTGCATATGATGTTTGTATTAAAGTAGCTTATACCTATAAAACAGATAGGGGCGCTGAGATGTTAAATATTGTTTTAGAGAATTCTGAAGGAAAAGAACTAAAAGAATCTTTATGTATCCGTTCCGGTAATGAAAAAGGCAATAAAACTTACTATATAAAGAATGGTAAAAATATTGCACTTCCTGGCTATAGTATTAGTGATTCTATGTGCATAGCTGCTACAGGTGAAGGACTACCTAAAGCTATGGAAGCTAGGGAAAAGAAACAAATCAAAAGCTGGGATTCTGAGAAACAAAAAGAAGGTCCAGTAGAACGAGATGTACTTATGTCATTAACTAATAAACCAGTTAAAGTAGCTGTCCATCAAGTAATTGAGGACAAACAAGTTAAAAATGTAGCGACTGGGCAATATGAGCCAAGTGGTTTAACAAGAACTATAAATAAATGTAAGTTCTTTGGTAATAAAGACGGTAGAACTGCTGAAGAAATTAAAGCTAAGAAAGAAGCTAAATTCTTCAATAAGTGGACCGAAAAGAACACCGGAGTTGTTATTAATGAAGCTTCTAAAAATAGCAATTCTGCTGCAAGTATTATGGGAAGTACTCCTAATTCTAATAATGGAAATACAGAGTCAATATTTGCATCTTAATAGGAGCTTACCATGTTAATAGCAGGTATAGATCCAGGAACTAATGGGGCAATCGCTGTACTGGATTCAAAGAATCCAGACA